CGGTCAGCAAAACCGACTATGACAACTATTACCGCGATATCAATGCCTATCGCCGCAGACAACAAGAGCACGGCCGTTGTGTGTGCCCAGCGAACAAGCGATACCTCTGCGATATGGACTGCTGGACCTGCCATTTTCACAGGGCGGGCGACGAACTTTCACTCGATTACACCATGACCGACGACGATGGCAACGAAAAAAGCTGGCTTGATGACCTGGCGGACGATGCTCCCAGCACTCTGTCCATCTTGGAGGATCGGGAACTACTTGACACCCTTATTTGCAAATTGGACGAGCTTGATCCCGATGGTCGTCGCATCTGTGAGCTTCTGCTTCAAGAAAAGTCCGAACGAGAGATAGCGGCCATCATGGGCATTTCTCGACAATCAACTATCAACTATAAAAAGAAAAAGGCATTTGAAGCCTTGCGGGAGCTTCTGCGCGACTACATCTAATACTTTGTCCATCTTTCTCCGGCTGCCTTTTGAGGTGGTCGGAGAAAAACTTTTCCCGATTTTCGTTCAAACGGCATTCTCACCTCCATTGGGTAGTGGAAGGGCAAAACGATATAGCGCTCCTTCCAAGGAGGTGAAAAGAAATGTATAAAGCACAGAACAGACCCAGGAACTGCGCTGCTGACGAAGAACTCGTAGATGTTCTCACCGCGATCAGTGTTGTATCCATGAGGCTGGCAAGAAAATTGACCTTGCTCGCCAGGAAGAGCCAATCCAAGAAAGGAGGAAAAGCAGATGAGCAAAATGAGAGACATGGCCATGACCCTCGAAGAACTGCGCAGCGCCGCTGTAGTTATTAACGAATCCGCAACCTGGTTGGCAGAGCAGTTTAGCAGCAAAGAGCCCTCAGCGGAACCTACGCCCGCCGAACCGGTACTTACGCTGAAAGCGGTCAGAGCAGTCCTTGCGGATAAGTCCCGCGCTGGCTTCACCGCTCAGATTCGCTCTCTGCTCCAGAAGTACGGTGCCGATAAGCTGTCCGGCATTGACCCGGCTTACTACAAAGCACTGCTTACAGATGTGGAGGGACTGACCAATGCCACCTAAAGGACACGCTCTTCTCTCCGCATCCAGCTCAGAGCGCTGGCTTCATTGTCCACCCTCGGCTCGGCTCAGTGAGAGCTACAACGACAAGGGCAGCGATTACGCCGCCGAAGGCACAGATGCCCATGAACTTTGTGAGTACAAGCTCCGCCAGGCACTGGGTATGGAGGCAAAGGACCCAACCGCAAACCTCACCTGGTTCAACGAGGAGATGGCTGACTGCGCTTCTGGCTACGCGTCCTACATCCTCGAACAGGTAGAAGAAGCAAAGCAGACCTGCGCCGACCCGGTCGTCCTGATCGAGCAGCGTGTGGACTTTTCACGCTGGGTAGAGTCCGGCTTTGGTACCGCAGACTGCATCATTATCGCGGACGGTACCCTTCATGTATGCGACTACAAGCACGGGATGGGCATTCTAGTAAATTCTTATAAAAATTCACAGCTACAATGCTACTGCCTTGGTGCCCTAGAGCTGTTTGACGGAATCTACGACATTGACACCGTTCGCATGACCATTTATCAGCCCCGACGCGATAACATCAGCACCTACGAGCTCTCAAAAGATGAGCTATACCGTTGGGCAGACGAGGTGCTAAAGCCCACTGCAGATCTTGCTTTTGCCGGTGACGGTAACTTTCTCTGTGGTGAATGGTGCAGTTTTTGCAAAGCAAAGCACGACTGCCGAGCCAGGGCAGACGCCAACATGGAACTGGCGCGCTATGACTTCAAACTGCCGCCGCTACTCGTTGATGAGGAAGTCGAAGAAATCCTTACCCGAGTCGATGACCTTGTGGTATGGGCCACGGACATCAAGGAATACGCCCTACAACAGGCCATTAGCGGTAAAGAATGGAATGGATGGAAACTGGTCGAAGGCCGCTCTAATCGCAAGTACAACAATGAAACAGCGGTCACTGACGCAGTTAGCAGTGCAGGCTTTGACCCATATGACCACAAGGTCCTTGGCGTCACTGCTATGCAGAAGCTGCTCGGTAAATCCCGCTTTGACGAACTCCTCGCGGCCTACATCGATAAGCCGCAAGGTAAACCCACGCTCGTACCAGAGAGCGACAAACGTCCGATTATAAACACAGCCAAAAATGATTTTAAGGAGGAAAACGATTATGAATAATAACACCAACAAAGCCAACAACCCAATGAAGGTTATCACTGGACCCGACACTCGCTGGAGCTATGCAAACGTCTGGGAGGCCAAGAGCATCAACGGCGGCACTCCGAAGTTCTCTGTTTCGCTCATCATCCCTAAGTCCGACACCAAGACCGTGGTCAAGATTAAGGCTGCTATTGAAGCTGCTTACCACGATGGCGAATCTAAGCTAAAGGGGAGCGGTAAGTCAGTGCCCCCGATGGCGGCTATCAAGACTCCGCTGCGAGATGGTGACAGTGAGCGTCCGGACGATCCGGCTTACACTAACACCTACTTCATCAATGCAAACTCCGCTACGGCTCCTGGTATCGTGGACGTCGACCGCAATCCCATTCTGACCCGATCTGAGGTGTACTCCGGCGTGTACGGGAGAGCCAGCATCAGCTTTTATGCCTTTAACAGTAATGGAAACAAGGGCATCGCATGCGGTCTGAACAACCTGCAAAAGGTGCGTGACGGCGAGCCTCTCGGTGGCAAGGTTAGTGCCGAGTCCGATTTCGCAACAGACGACGATGACGACTTTTTGTCTTAAGAAAGGATGGTAAACCAATGGCAACTATAATGGTCAATATTCTATTAATTCTGTTTTCAGTTCTGTGCATCACTTTCCTAATCTCAATGATTCAAAGTATTCGTGACGACAGCAGGCGCGCCAAGCGCGACATCGAACGCGAAGCTCGTGATAAAGAGTATCACGAAAAACGGATGCGAGACTTCAAGTAAAAACTGTGGACGGCGGTAGAGAACTTCTTTACCGCCGTTCCTTATAAAAGGAAGGTCAATTATGAAAACACTCTCTATAGATATTGAAACCTATAGTAGTACCAATCTCGCCAAAGCAGGTGTGTACCGCTATGTCGAGTCCCCGGATTTCGAGATTCTGCTTTTCGGTTTTAGCGTCGACGGCGGCGATGTTCTGGTCGTTGACCTTGCCAGCGGAGAGAAACTGCCCAGCGATGTTATCGCCGCATTCACGGATGAAACAGTGACCAAGTGGGCTTTCAACGCAAACTTTGAGCGGATCTGCCTATCACGTTTTCTGGGGCTCTCTACCGGCGAATACATCAACCCTGTCTCATGGAAATGCTCGATGGTCTGGGCGGCAACGATGGGATTGCCACTGTCGCTGGAAGGTGTCGGCTCGGTGCTGAAGCTGGACAAGCAGAAACTCACCAAAGGCAAGGACCTCATCAAATTCTTCTGTCAGCCTAGTGCCCCAACGAAATCCAACGATCAGCGCACCCGTAATCACCCGCACCACGCACCCGATAAATGGTCGGCGTTTAAGAAATATAACGTTCGAGATGTTGAGACGGAGATATCCATTCAGGAGAAGCTCTCCAAGTTTCCTGTAGCGGATAGTGTATGGGACGAATACCACCTGGACCAGGAAATCAATGACCGAGGTGTGGCACTGGATATGACACTGGTGCAGGAGGCCATTGTTATAGACGGTCGCTCCCGATCGGAGCTAACTACCGCTATGAAGCATCTGACAGAGTTGGGTAATCCGAATTCCGTGCAGCAGATGAAGCAATGGCTTGCCGACAATGGCATGGAGACTGACACACTTGGGAAAAAGGTTGTTGTTGAATTATTGAAAAAAGCGCCTCCGGATCTTGCCGATGTTCTTTCCCTCCGACAGCAGCTTGCCAAGTCATCGGTAAAAAAATACACATCGATGGGAAATGCAGTTTGTGCTGACGGAAGAGCTAGGGGTATGTTCATGTTCTACGGTGCCAATCGGACCGGACGCTGGGCAGGCAGGCTCATTCAGATGCAAAACCTCCCACAGAACCATTTGGAGGACTTGGCCGAAGCGAGATCTCTTGTGCGCTGCGGAGATTTTGAAGCCCTGGAAATGCTCTACGAGGATGTGCCGGACACGCTTTCGCAGCTTATCCGCACAGCCTTCGTCCCAAGATCCGGTGCCAAGTTTATCGTTTCAGATTTCAGCGCCATCGAAGCCCGCGTGATCGCCTGGCTTGCCGGTGAACAATGGAGGCAGAATGTGTTCGCCAAGGGCGGCGATATCTACTGCGCTTCCGCATCGCAGATGTTCAAGGTGCCCGTTGAGAAGCATGGCATCAACAGTCACCTGCGTCAAAAAGGCAAGATTGCGGAACTCGCCCTCGGATATGGCGGTTCTATGGGTGCGCTCAAGGCAATGGGTGCTCTCGACATGGGACTCGATGAGGACGATCTCCCACCTCTGGTCGATGCCTGGCGGAAATCCAACCCGCGAATCGTGAAATTCTGGTGGGACGTGGACAAGGCCGCTATGGAGGCGGTTCGGTATAAACGCACCAATTCGACACATGGAATAACCTTCTCCTGTCAGAGTGGGATGCTTTTCATTATGCTTCCTTCCGGTAGGCGGCTTGCTTATGTGAAGCCGCGAATCGGTGAAAACAAGTTCGGTGGGCAGTGCATCACCTACGAAGGCGCAGGCCCTACGAAGAAATGGGAGCGGCTGGATTCCTACGGACCCAAGTTCGTGGAAAATATCGTGCAGGCAACCGCTCGTGACATCCTCTGCAGTGCCATGCAAACACTCCGGCACTGCTCCATCGTCATGCATGTCCACGACGAAGTTGTCATCGAAGCTGATCCACGAATTTCTCTGAAAGCTGTCTGTGAGCAAATGGGCCGGACACCGTCATGGGCTAATGGTCTACTACTCCGCGCCGATGGCTACGAGACAGATTTTTATAAAAAAGATTGAGCCTTTTTCGTTCAAACCAATTTTTGGCCTCCATTGGGTAATAGAGGTGGACAAAAAGGCCGCCCGGATTGGAGGTCAAAATGAGCATTGATAAATTTAACAGCGAGGGGTACTATGACCCAACCGCCTACGAAGCATTGACTGCTATTGAAAAAGAAGAACAGGCGCTTCGGGCATTCAGGCCTATTGTCTATATCTGCTCTCCCTTTTCAGGAGATGTAGAAGGAAGCGTGAAAGCTGCACAGCGCTACAGCCGATTTGCAGTGGACAAGGGCTTCATTCCCATCGCGCCGCATTTGCTGTTTCCTCAGTTTTTGAACGACGACATTCCTTCCGAACGCCAGCTTGGGCTATTCTTCGGCAACGCCCTCATGAGCAAGTGCTCCGAAGTTTGGGTGTTCGGCAGCACAATCTCAGCCGGTATGACGGCTGAAATCAAGCGGGCCAAGTGGAAGAATTACCGCTTGCGCTACTTTACTGAAAACTGCGAGGAGGTTTAAACATGTACGCTATCACAGAAAAGGAAAGAAATATTGACGGTACCATTATCACGACCTATAGCCGTGATATATACAACGCCAATGTTCTCGAAGTCGAGGCTGGCACCAACGGCTATAAGGGTGGAGATAGCGGTCACGGCAGCCGTACTTACTTTCGCATCGAGAATGCGGGCGGTACTGACATTGAAGCGCGTCTGATCGGGCCGTATGGCACAGATGGCATAGAGGTGTCTCTCGGGGGTGACTGTGAGCTTGAAACAATTATCATGGCACTCAAATTCATCACCAAGATGTTGGATGATAGCGCAACGGAGGTGAGCGACTGATGTTCACTCTTTATCATGCCGACTTCATTGGCAACCCCGGCAACTGTTCCTATCCACACAAGGTCGAAGTCACCGACGCCAATTCGCTGAACGCAGCTGTTGGACATGACTACGTGTGCGCTGAATACCGAAACAGTTATCGGAATGGCGAAAACTACATCGGTAGCAATTGCCTACCGGTGGACTGCGACAATGATCACTCAGAAAAGCCGGAAGATTGGGTGCTACCCGCTGACGTCATAGAGTCATTCCCCGGCGTCACTTTTGCCGTTCATTATAGCCGCTACAATATGCGCGAGAAAAACGGCAAGCCTGCTCGACCCAAATTCCACGTACTATTTCCCATTGACCACGTTACAAACTCGGCTTGCTACAGCGATATGAAGAAGCTGGTCAACGCCATCTTCCCGTACTTCGATACCAATGCGCTTGATGCAGCACGTTTCTTCTTCGGGACGACATCTCCGGAACTTGAAATCTACACTGGTAACATGAACTTAAGCGAGTTTTTGGAGGGCGAGGAGTTCGATGTTGATATGGAAGGCGGCAATCGTTCCACTCAAGTCATACCCGAAGGAAGCCGCAACGCCACAATGTCTCGTTTTGCCGGTCGGGTCATCAAAAAATACGGCGATAGCGACGCTGCTTTTCAGTGCTTTTTGGAGGAAGCCGCAAAATGCTCACCTCCGCTTGAGGAAGCTGAGCTCATGACCATCTGGCACAGCGCCCAGCGCTTCTTTTCGAAAGTACAGCAGCAAGACGGCTATGTTTCTCCGAAGATCTACAACGATCCGACGTTTTATATGCCAGGCGATTTCTCTGATGTAGGACAGGCAGAGGTGCTGGCAAAATACTTCTCTGGAGAACTGAGGTACTCTCCGGCTACACATTTTATCCGTTACACCAGCCATTACTGGCAGGAAAGCGAACCCGGCGCACAGGCCGTTGCGCATGAGCTGACCCGCCGCCAATTGGAGGAAGCTACAAAGGATCTGCAGTCAGCGATGATGCTACTTTTGGAAAACGGTGCTCAGGAAATCCTCGAAAATGCATCTAAGGCAAAGGCTGAGTCGCTCATGAACGACACGCAGCTCGAAGCGTATAGAGCATTCCTTTCAGCCAAGGCATACCAATCCTTCGCCATTCGCCGACGGGATTCAAAGAATATTACCGCGACACTGAAGGAGTCTCGTCCTATGCTGGAAATCTCACCGCGTGACCTCGACGCAGACTGCTTTCTACTATGTACGCCTGCCGCTACTTACGATTTGCGGAAAGGGATAACCGGAGCCAGAGATCATTCACCGGAAGACTTCATCACGAAAATGACGTCTGTTTCACCCAGCTCTAGAGGTGAACAGATTTGGCAGAACAGTTTGGACCTTATCTTCTGCGGCAATCAAGAGCTTATCGACTATGTGCAAATGATATGTGGGCTCGCCGCCATCGGTAAAGTCTATGTAGAAGCCCTGATCATCGCCTATGGCGGCGGGCGCAATGGTAAATCCACCTTCTGGAACGCCGTCTCCCGTGTACTGGGTTTGTATAGCGGCAACATCTCCGCAGATACCCTGACGGTCGGATGTCGCCGAAACATCAAGCCGGAAATGGCCGAGGTCAAGGGAAAGCGTCTTCTTATCGCCGCCGAGATACAGGAAGGCGCTAGGCTCAACGACTCCACAGTAAAGCAGCTTTGCTCCACCGACGATGTGTTCGCCGAAAAGAAGTACAAGGACCCGTTCAGCTTCACACCTTGCCATACATTGGTGCTCTATACAAACCACCTGCCAAAGGTCAGCGCCTCCGATGACGGAATCTGGCGCAGATTGGTTGTTATACCCTTCGACGCCAAAATTGAGGGTAGCAGCGACATCAAGAACTACGGCGAGTACCTTTATCAAAACGCTGGTGAGAGCATTCTTGCATGGGTGATCGAGGGTGCTAAGAAGGTCATTGAGCTGGATTACAAAATTCCTGTGCCGGAGTGCGTGCAGCAAGCCATTTCGGAGTACCGGTCGCAAAATGACTGGTTTGGCCATTTCCTAGAGGAGAAATGCGAGCTTGATGCAAGCTTTCGCGAAAGTTCCAGTTCGCTATATCGAGCGTATCGAAATTACTGCGTTGACACAAATGAATATATCCGCAGCACTACAGACTTCTATTCCGCGCTGGAGGCTGCTGGACACGGTCGTATTAAGGTCAAAAACAAGCGGTTCTTTACTGGACTGAGGCTTAAAATCGACGACGGAGATTTTGAGGATTTCTTGAGTTGATGGACTATGGGGTAACCTCGATAAAGGTCATATACAAAAAGCCTCTTAAGGACTAAAAAAATAGCTCTAAGAAAAGTTCTATATATGACATGCATCGAGGTTACCCCATCTCTAAAAACCCCTGATGGAGAATATGAAAATGAGAGAAAAAGCAATCGAAAGAAAACTGATTATGGCAGTCAAAGCTGCCGGAGGCATTGCACCAAAGTTCACGAGTCCTGGATTTGACGGTATGCCTGACCGCATCGTGCTTCTACCGGGTGGACACATGGCTTTCGTGGAGGTTAAGGCTCCCGGCGAAAAGCCCAGACCACTTCAGATGGCAAGGCACAATTTACTACGCAGGCTTAGCTTTAAGGTTTATGTCCTTGATGACGTGCAGCATATTGGAGGACTTCTTGATGAAATACGAACCACATAATTACCAGAAATACGCCACCCGATACATCGAGGAACATCCCATCTCTGCTGTTTTACTGGATATGGGTCTTGGCAAGACAAGCATCACACTGACTGCGTTGAACGACCTGTTGTTTGACAGCTTCGAAACTCACCGCGTTTTGGTAATTGCACCGCTACGAGTGGCACGGGATACATGGCCTGCTGAAGCAGATAAGTGGGATCATCTTAAGAACCTCATCTGCTCCGTTGCAGTCGGCAATGAAGCAGAGCGTCGTTCAGCCCTTATAAGGCCCGCCGACATCTATATCATCAACCGGGAAAATGTCCAGTGGCTCATTGAGGAGAGCAAGATGCCATTTAATTTCGACACCGTCGTGGTAGACGAGCTGTCCTCCTTCAAGAATTATCAAGCTAAGCGTTTTAGGGCACTGATGAAAGTACGACCTAAGGTCAAGCGCATCATTGGTCTCACGGGTACCCCTTCCGCAAATGGACTCATGGACTTGTGGGCGGAGTTTAGGCTTCTGGATATGGGCGCTCGCCTTGGTCGGTTCATCAGCCACTATCGACTGGATTACTTCCAGCCAGATAAACGCAACGGACAGGTCATCTTCAGCTACAAGCCTCTACCCGGAGCGGAACAGCGGATCTATGACAAGATCTCCGACATCACCATTTCTATGCGGTCAACCGACCTATTGAAAATGCCGGAGCTGATCAATAGCGAATACATAGTCCGCCTCTCTAACGAGGAGCGCCAGCTTTATGACGAGCTGAAGCAGGACCTCGTATTGCAACTCCCTGACGGAGACATCACTGCTGCTAATGCCGCCGCGCTCACCGGCAAGTTATGCCAGTTAGCAAATGGTGCTATTTACACCGCTGATAAAGATACCTTCACCATCCATGACCGAAAACTGGATGCACTGGAGGATATCATCGAAGCGGCTGGTGGCAAGCCGATCCTTGTAGCCTATTGGTTCAAGCATGACCTTGCCCGCATAACGGAGCGTCTACAAAAACTCCATATTCCGTTCTCCAAACTGGACAGCGCCGATAGTATCCGAAAATGGAACACTGGCGAAATGCCTGTGGCACTAATCCACCCCGCCTCCGCTGGCCACGGTTTAAACTTGCAAAGCGGCGGCTCCTGTATCGTCTGGTTCGGGCTGACCTGGTCACTGGAATTGTATCAGCAGACCAACGCCCGCCTATGGCGACAAGGGCAAAACTCCGAAACGGTTGTGGTGCAGCACATAGTGGCCAAAGACACCATCGACGAGCGGATTTTGAAGGTGTTATCCAAGAAGGACTGCAGCCAAGCCGCTTTGATTGATGCGGTCAAGGCGAATCTATAACAAACGGTAACAATCTTAGTGAAACTAACCTATGGAGGTAAAATATGAACGATGCAAACTCCCCATATCAAGACCTAGCAAACGCGATCATTCTACAAGCTGTGAAAGATTACCGTGAAGCACAAAACAGACATAGGAAACACCCGGAAAAAGACACCTACAGATGCGACAAAGAGTCCATCGAGCGTTTCTTTTATTCCACATGGTTTAACATTTTAACCAATCTTGACCCAATGGTTCTAATCACTAAACTGAGAAAGGAGATGGCGTAGCATGACAGCAAAAGAGTATCTAACCCAGGCATATCGTCTTGACCAGCGAATCAACAGCAAGCTGGAGCAGATCTCATCCTTGAATGATTTGGCAGCAAAATGCACATCAACACTGACCGACATGCCTCGAAATCCACGTCGTAGTGCTTCTGCTATGGCAGATGCAGTAACAAAGATTATTGATTTGCAGGTAGAAATCAACAGCGACATCGACAGTCTTATTGAATTGAAGCGAGACATGATCAGAATGATCAAAGCAATCGAAAACAAAGAACATCAGACACTTTTGGAGCTTCGGTATCTCTGTTTTAAGACCTGGGAACAAATCGCTGTAGACATGGGATACCGAGTTCGTAACGTGCATATTCTTCATAAAGAAGCGTTAGAAAAAATAGTTGTTCCCTAAAACTTGACACACTTTTGCACTGTTTTGCACTGCAGTGTTTGTATTATGATATAATTAGTAAATTAGGATGACTTTTAGTAAATTGATAATTCTTGGTGATTATTGTTAGATGGGGTGATGACCATGTACAGTGATGAATGGCTTCAAAAGGGATATCATAAAAGCAAAAGACAACGATTGAAAATTAAAGAACCAATAGATTACATAGTATGGTTAGATGAAACTGATCAGCCAGTAGGCATTACGCTTAATTTTGAATATGCAGATGATGTTCATTTCGAATTTAAGTATGAGGATTTCTTGAAATTAATAGCTATTCTGGGGGGCAATAAAGATTTTGTACTTACACTATGTAATTATTTTGAGGGA